CTTCCCTCAGGCGGTGGCCTGGATTGGGAAACCACTCCAGTCAACCCTGAAGAATACAAGTAAGGAGACACATGGCTCGGTCAAATTTACCTACGCCTGATTCGATCAGCGGGCAGCAGAACATCGCCACACCTTTTACGGATCTTCAGCCAGCGGCGAGACCGTACTCGGTGTTCACGCCTGAGACCGGCTTCGACATTCCCGACGCACCCAAGACCAACGGCTACATGCAGTTGGCCGGTGCGATGAAGGACTTGATGCCGGTAGCGATCCAGGGCGTGAAGTACGTCACCGACATCGATGATGAACGGTTGGTGAGCGAAGGTGCTGTGGCCGCAAGCAAGGCGGCACAAGACAAGAACGTGAAGGATCTGCACAGCGCGATGCGGGCGGGCTACCTGCCTGCCGGTGCTTCTCCCACGTTCATCAAGGCGTGGAAGGAGAACTTCCTCACGCTGCGAAGCGAGCAGGCCACCGATGAAATGCGAGCGGCCTACGAAGCGAACACTGAGTTGAAGACCAGTCAAGATCCCAACGCCTTCAACGCCTGGGCGAGTCAGTGGCGCGACAGCTACATGAAGTCCGTCCTCAACGGGGCAGATGGTCAAGGTCAGTACAGCGCCCTCGAAATCGCCAACAGCAAATTCAACGAACGCATTCAGCATTCCATCTTCGGCCTCCACAAGGAACACATCAACGCGCAAGTCGCGGAACGTGAGAAGGTTGGTCGGCAGACAGCAGACAACCTGATGACCGCGCGACTCGACGAAGCCTTCAAAGGGAAGGACTTCTTCAGCGTTGACTACGCCGCAGCCGCACAACGGTTGACGGACGTGTGGCAGGGACCGAACGGCATGGTCTCAAAGGGTGGTCTCAATGTCAGCGAGATCAATCCGGCCATCGCCAACGCGCTGATCACTCACGCGAAGATGACGCGCAACCCTGAAGTCCTCAAGGTCGCACAGTTCGTCAAGACGCCAGGTGGCACTCTTGCCGGTACATCAGCATGGCGAGCCGCAGAGCAGCAAGCTCGTGAGCATATTGCCAGCGAACAGTACCAAGAGATGATGCGCCAGGACGCCGTGGATAAACTCGAAGCGGTGGGGACGCGCGAAGAACGTATCAAGTATTACTCGGACATGGCCGCGAAGGGCAAAGGTGATCTCGTGCGCGAACGGCTCACACGCGAGTTGTCTTCGGACATCTACTTGCGCGAGCCGAAGACGCAGGACGACATCAACGCCCGCGATGCCCGCATCCGAGAACTGTATCAAGTGAACCCCGAAGCTGCCGGACACGTCTACAGCACCGTGCAGCAGATGGAGACCCGACAGAAGACCGAACACCGGACGCGCATCCACGATGAAATGGAAGGCACGATCCGTCAGGACATTCTCAACAACCCGCTCAACCCTGGTCACGAGAAGCGAATCATCGACGCATTCCGCAACGAGGTCATCGACAGAGACCAAATGCGGTCCATGCTCTCGTTCGTGCAAACGTATCGTGAGAAGGGCGCAGAGCCATCGGCGTTGAAAGATCCTGCGTACACGAACCTGGAGAAGGGCGTCTACGGTGGTGTGGTCAAGAACCTCGCCGCTATCGGCGGTATGGAAGCCGTGACGGCCAGCAAGGCGGCATGGGACTTCCGCAGCGAAGCACTCGATCTGATCCGGCAGCATCCCGAGTTGGCCACGAATGGTCCGGCTCTCGCTGCCATGATGGAGAAGAGACAGTCGCCCATCGCTGAACGATACAACAAGGAACTCACCACACTTCGCAAAGCCGACGAGGACAAGCAGGCGTTTGGAGAGTACCTCATCGATCTCGACAAGCAGATGAACAACCCGTCCCCGAACGAACAACGGAAGACGGATATGCAGGTTGAGAAGGCGAAGGAGTTCGACAAGCGATTGAAGGCGCATGACGCAGATCCAGGCAACAACCCTGATCCGCGCGATGCCGCTTCGCAGAAGACCGATGCTACGAAGCCGGTCGAAGGTGCGAAGAAAAAGCAACCGACGCTCTCTGAGCTACGGGCCGCTTTGTCGCCGGAATCGATCTCGATACTCGGCAGCGCAATGAAGACTGCGCCCGAGGAGCAACTTAGGACGCTAACGCGAGGCATCTTCAGTCGGCACTACACCGACCCTGATGCTTTGAAGACAGCGGTGGACGAGTTCATCAAAGCGAACCGTAAGAAGAAAAAATAAGGATAACACATGGAACAGCCAACACAGCCTGATGAACTCGTGTTCGAAGATAAGCCCGCCGATCTCGGAGGCGCACAGCGCGTACCTCCGGTCGAGGACTTAGACTTCGGCACAGAGGTCGCCAAGATGGAACCGTCCTCGGGTGAACAGCCCGAGGGTAGCTCCGTCCTTGGTACGGTCGTGGACATTGGGAAGGGCATTGTCGCAGGAGCCGAGAGTGCTGTGGGCGGGTTACGTGAAACGGCGCGTGGAATTGCTGACGCAACTGGTCTCTCTGATCTCGTAGGGGATCGGGAGACCAACGCGCAGCCGCTCGAAAACAAAGCTCCGCAGCCGGAACATGCCGCTGGAAAGATCACAGCGGATCTCGCACAACTGACGATTGGGTACATGGCCTCGCCTGTCAAGGCGGTGGGCTATGGATCCACTATCGTCAAGTCAGCGGTCGGCACCGGCATTGTCGCCGATCCGAACCGCGAACGACTCAGTAACTTACTTGCCGAGAACTCGTGGCTGGAACCGATCTTCAGCCATCTCGCACAAGATCCATCCGACTCCGTTCTAGTCTCCAAGTCGAAGGCGATGTTGGAAGACGCAATGACGACAGCTATCGCGCAACCGGTCTTCTCCATGCTCCACCTGGGAGCGGTGAAGGCGTGGGAGTCAGTCAGTGGCAAGGTCTCACCCGTTGCCAAAGCGGTTGAGAAGGAGGCTGCTGCGGCCATTCAAAAGGTCGAGGCGTCTGCTCAGTCATCCACTAATGGATTACATGCGTTCGAGCCGAAGGCAGCGGCCAAGGACATCGATCTGTCGATGGCCGTTCCTGGTACGAAGAACTTGGGCGAACAGGTGATCCCTTTCGACAAGATCCGGCCAGGTCACGCGCTCGATACCGAGAAGGCACAACTGTCTCTTGGCAAGTATCAACGAAAGATTCTCGAAGAACCGGACACCATCAGTGGCACCATCGTCACCAAGAATCTCGATGGCACGTACACGACGGTCTCCGGAAACGCCCGCCACGAAGCCCTCAAGCTCGCTGGCTACCAAGGCGTGAAGACAACTGTGATCGAGGAAGCCGGTACGCGCATGGCCGCTCAGGAAGCAGCCTTGCAACGTATGGGCAAAGTCATGTCGGCCAATGGCGACACGATGGTTCCTCTCAAGCCAGCCGATCTCAAGAGACTCGGCGGCGTGATGACGAAGATGGTTGAGCGCACGTTTGACGCCAGCCCCGCCGATGCGGTGGTCGCTGGACACGTCAAGGGCGCGGTCAATCCGGCGCACCTTAAATCCTCAGAGCGAACACTCGACGCGATCTCAGAGGTCGGCAAGATTGCCCGACCGTACATGAAGCTCGTCGAGCCGAAGTCGATGGAGGACACTCACGCGCTGGCAGCAATCCTGGGAGAAGATCCCGTTCAACTCTCCGGTCGGCTGCGGGTACTGCGTGGTGCGTTGGAAGACGCCGACGATGTGGCCCTCGGTGCGCGACAGGTTCTCCAGAACTACGCGCAGGACTTCGCTGACGCCGCCCGCAGGGCGGTGATCTCCGGTGATCCTGAGGCCGAAGCTATCGCAGTCACAGCATTCAAGCGACAGATCCAATTCCAATCAGACCTCTCTGCCGTAGCGACGGGCGGTGGTCGATTGCTCCGTTCGTTCGGTGAAGATGTTGGCGCAGCCTGCATCAAGAATCCCGAGGCGCTGTTGGCCGATCCGAAGAGAATGAAAGACCTCTTGCGAATCGCAGCGGCGACAAACGGTGACGCAGAGAAGGTGGCCCTGCTGGCGAAGTACGCAGCGATGGGCAAGTTCGAAAAGATCGTAGGAACGCACAATGAGTTCTGGATGGGCGCGGGACTCCTCTCACGCTTCACAACCCAGACGGTGAACATTGGATCCACGGCGCTCAACAACCTGATGCAGCCCGCATCGATGGTCATTGGTGGCGCGTATCAAGTGGTTCGACGGAACGACTGGACACAGATTCGTGAAGGGCTCGCAATCTACAACGGACTGCGAACGTCCTTCTTCGATTCGATGCAAGTCGCAGGGCGCGTGTTCATGTCCGGTGCTGCGGAAATCTCCCAGTCCGGCACGATGGAGCAGAAGGTCAAGTACATCTCTGCTCTCGCGTACAACATGAACCCCGACAACTTCGCTGGCAAAATGGTGGACCTGTTCGGCAACGCTGTGCGCTTCTCCTTCCGAGGACTCACGGCAGGCGACGAGTTCTTCAAGCAGATCGGCTATCGTGCGCGGCTCTCAGCTCGGTACTCCCGAGAAGGAGCTGATCTCGTGCGGGCCGGTTCATTGCCGAAGAAGGATCTCGCCAAGTACATCCAAGACAACATCGACAAAGCATTCAACACCAAGGGCGCGGCCATCGACGATGCGGCCATGAAGTACGCTGAGAAAGCGGCCTTCGTGAACGATCTCAAAGGCTCGACCTGGGGTGACTACGCGACGATGGGAGAGATGGTCGCCAACCTCGCAGGCAACCCTGTGATGCGCGGCACACTCCTTCCGTTCGTGAAGACACCGACGAACATCATGCGTACCACCTTCGAGTACACGCCAGTCATCGGCCAAATGCGCCGACAGTTCTGGACCGATGTAGCGAAGGGTGGCGAAGACGGTGCGATGGCAATGGGCAAGCTCACGATGGGCGCTGGGTTCTATACCGGCGCAGTCATGCTGGCCCTCGAAGGCCGGATCACTGGTGCGCCTCCCGCGCCTGGGATGCAAACGCCTCCTGGCTTCAAGCCGTACAGCTTCGTGATCATGGACGAGAACGGCAAGCCGACGAACTACATTCCGTATCAGCGTATCGCGCCGATAGGGAACATCCTCGGTCTGACCGCCGACTTCACACAACTCGCTGGCAAGATTTCCACCGACGATGGCGACAAGCTCGCGCACTCGATGGTGATGACGCTGGCGAACAACCTGATCTCGCAAACGTACCTCCGCTCGTTGACCGAGTTCTTCTCGATCTTCAGCGGGTACAACTCAGAAGCGAAAGTCGAACGCTACCTCCAGAACCGCGCAGGCTCATACGTGCCTGGTGCGCTCGCTCAGTTCAACTGGGATGAGGGCCAACGCGAAGTGCGAAGTATGCTCGATGCGATGATTGCGCGTGTGCCTGGTCTCTCACAGACCCTTCCGCCGAAGCGGGACTACCTCGGAGAAATCAAGCCGGTCACGATGGGCCTCCCCTGGTCGCTCATCTCACCGGTGCCTGTCTCCGACGCGAAGCCCGACAAGGTGATGGAAGAACTCGCGCGGCTATCGTCCTCTGACGCGCAGATCAAGTTCAGCGAGCCACCACACAAGACCGTGCTGGCTGGCAAGGAAGTCGATCTGAAAGAAGTCACGAATAAGAATGGCGTCACGGCTTACGACCGGATGCTTGAACTCATCGGAACAGTAAAGCCTGCCGGTGAGACCAAGACCTTCCGCAGCAAGCTAGAAAGCGTCATCGAAGATCAACGCTACAAGCAGGGCAACGATGGCTCGACCATGTTCCCTGGCCTACGCGCGAACATGATCAAGGCCGAAGAGATGAAGTACCGGAAAGCGGCCTACGAGAAAGTGGTGGAGGAATACCGCGATGAGCTAGGTCTCCCGCGCTTCTCCCCTGTCCCCGTCATTCAAGGCATGGACAAGGCGAACCGCTCCCTCTCCAAAGCCGGTCAGGAACTTCTCCAGTACGGCGCTCAGTAAACCTAAAGCTATACAGGGATGACCTCTCTGTATAGCTATCCCTATACAAGGATCACTCATGTATTCAATCGTAGACCTAGCAGGGACGGAAGGTCAGTCGAATTTCAACTTCTCCTTCCAGTACCTCAGTGAAGCACACATCCATGTGTACATCGATAGCGTGGAGACCGAGGACTTCACGTTCTCTGCCGCGTTCACGATTACGCTGGATACGGCGCTGACCGCAGCGGCCACTGTTCGCATTCGGCGCATCACGCCCATCGACGAGCAGATGGTGGACTTCTCCAACGGCTCGGTGCTGGGTGAGACCGATCTCGATACCTCCGTTCTGCAAGTCCTCTACGCGCAGCAAGAGTTGGATGATTTCAACGAAGGCACCATGACGCTCCAGCAGAACGATGCTGGAAACTGGGACGCCGAGAACACGCGCATCGTCAACCTCACTTCGCCGGTCGATCCGACGGACGCCGCCTCGAAGTCATACGTGGATGCCCAACTCGCAGCGTTCGCGCTCGGGGAAGGCTTCTCACTCCAGGGCATCAGTGGTGTCGATCCCACAACCACAGTAGATAAGGGTACGTTCCTGGTGGGCGATGGTGGTGCGCCTTCGGAGCTAGTCGATTTCAACATCGGCAACAACGGCGAACTCCTCACGGTAGACACAACCCAACCGACGAACCTCAAGTGGGAATCGCTCATGGCGAAGCTGCTTGCGCTTCTCACCACGAAGGGCGACATCGGGGTGTCAACCGGCGCAGTCATCCAGCGCAAAGCGGTCGGCAGCGACAATCAGGTTCTCGTCGCAGACTCCAACGAAGCCGACGGTTTGGCATGGAAGGGCGTAGCAACCATCCTCTCATCCATCGGCGGTGCGATTGTGGGAGTCCCAAGCATCGTCAACCTTCGAGGCTTTTGGGCGTCAGCCACCAGCTTCACGTTCTCATCGACCGCTGTGGTGTTGCAGAACACCGCAGGCGCGTGTGTGCGAGTCGCAGGGAACACAGCAGGCTGCGACATTTCGCAAGCCGGTCCCGTCGCAAGCGGGCGTGACCAGGTTGGCGCATTCAGTCCCAGTTCATATGTTCACTTCTACTACATCTGGAACGGGACAAACCTCGACATCATCGCAAGCACAGCGGCCCCGACACACTCCACAGGGCCAACTCTCCCGAACGGCTACACGCACTGGTGCTACATCACCACGTTGCCGCTCAACGCGAGTACGCAACTCAACCAGCACGTTGTCATGGGCAACACGGTCTACAGAGACCCGTGGGATGTCATGTATCAACTCTGCTCCAAGACCAATGCGAGTGAAGAACTCTTCACATCGTCAACGGTGCTGCCGACGATTGCTATGTCAGCGCAGTTCGAAATCCATCTAAGCGTCAGCGACAACTCTGCTGCCGCTGGGGATAACATCACGTTCTACCTGCGACAGACCTCGGGCGGTGGTAGTGGTTGGTCGATGATTACACCAGTGACGTGTCAACCATCGGTGAACGGCATCGCCGCTCACGCGCAGTTCTCGCTCAATGTTCCGTACCTCTCTGGCTACTATGTTCTGCTGAGTGGTTCGGGAACAGTTACCTCGTTCACTCTGACCATCCACGTCACTAGTTACACGGTGCCAAACAACTCATAAGGAGACAGCATGAAGTCAGAGAAGACTCCTGACAAGCAGTTGTCTCCGAAGGCCATCGAGCGCATGACGCAACTCAAGAACGAAGAACGCGAGCCAACGAAAAAGCCGCTGACTCCGTTCCAACTGAGGATGCAACGCGCTCGCTTGACCCGTCCACTCGTAACCCAACACCGCCTCTTCGAATCGAAGGGGCGTGTGCTGTGTACTTGTCGTGTGGTCCTGGGCAACATGACCGAACTCAGAGAAGCGAAGTGGAACCTCCTCATGCACCGCCGCGCAATTCGTCAATCACTGGAACAGCAAGGAATCTAAGATGGCCTACAGTTACGTCGATCTCGCTGGCACAGCCGGTCAGCAGAATTTCAATTTCAGTTTCTCGTACCTGTCGTCCACACACTTGTCCGTCTACATTGACTCAGTGTTGACGACGGCGTGGAGCTTGACCTCGACCTTCACCGTGCGCCTCGACTCCGCATTGGCCGCAGAAGCGACCGTGCGTATCCGGCGCGTCACTCCCATCGATGAACCCGTTGTGGACTTCACCGGTGGATCAGTCATGGCCGAGTCGGATCTCGACATGGCGTTCCTCCAGATCATCTACGCGGAACAGGAGCTAGAGGACTTCACTGATCTCTCGACGCTCGCCGCCGAAGTTGCCAACGCTGCGGCCAGTGCTGCCGCTGCGCTCGCCAGCCAAACGGCTGCGGCTGCATCTGCGGCTGCTGCTGCACTTGCTGAGACCGCTGCTGAGTTGGCTGAGACCAACGCAGAGACCGCAGAGACAAACGCCGAACTCGCAGAGACAAACGCGGAGGCCGCAGAAGCGGCTGCTGCGATCAGTGCTGCGGCGGCGGCTGCATCAGCGACCGCTGCTCAGACGGCAGAGACCAATGCAGAGACCGCAGAGACAAACGCAGAGACAGCAGAGACAAATGCCGAAGCAGCACAAGCGGCTGCCGAAGCTGCCCGCGATGCGGCTCTCACAGCGCAGACGGCAGC